TTGAATGGTTTTTCACCAACGTTCATTTGGTTGTTCCATCCGTTTGCACCGATAGCACCACCTGCTAATGCTTGCTGATATGCTTTAGCTACGTCAGTAGATACATACAACAATACATCTTCCTTACCATAAACAGTATCAGGGATAGTGTTTACTACTGAATTTAATTTGTCTAATACGTTAGCTGAAGTTACAGAACCAGAGATGATTACTGAGCCACTCTTTGCTGCCAATACTGCTGTTGCTCCACCTGCTGCGATAGAAGCAGAGAATTCAGTTTGGAAACCTTCGAACTGACCGTTAACGTTAGTACCTCTCCAAATAGATTGTTCAGTTGCTTCTGCTACTTTACCACCTACATAAGAAATTAAGAAATCGTTGAAGTTAGCAGGAATAGAATCAAATGCAGAATATCCTAATTGTAAAGCTTCCCAGCTGTCTACGAACTCTTGCTTGCACAATTGTAAGTTAACTTGTAATTCTTTTGGTTCTAAAATTCTTTCAGATAATACTACACTACCTGAAGTTACGAAGTCACAAGATGCGTCTTGTACGATACCATCAACCGCTACCTTTTGTAATACTTCTTTGTATTTTACGTTAGGGTGGATTGTGATTAATTTGTTGTCAAGCGTTCTAGCTGACAAAAGAGCTGCTGCAATATACTGACCTGCGAATTCACCCGCGTAGGTAGAAGTAATTTGAGGCTCTGCGAATTTTTGTAATTTTTTCATTTTACCTTGTTTTTAAAATATTTTTATTTATAAAGTTTAGATAAGAATCTATCTTGCGTATTTGCAACTTTCTTACCGAATTTAACTGTCTTTTCAGCACTCATTTTAGTTTCAACAGGAGCACCATCTAATTTAGGTAATTCCATTTCTTCTTCAATGTCTGCTTCTTTGTCTACTACTTCTTCTTTTACTTTCTCCATTTCCATCATCTTCTTTTCCATCTCTTCGATTCTGTATGATAATTTGTCAATCATATCTTTCAATTCGATTTCAATAGATGGCATTTCATCATCCATTGGCTCACCATCAGTTTCAGGCATATCTTCACTAACTTCTTCAGTTACTTCAGCCATCATAGAAGATGGTTTTAAACCTTTATCATCAGATGCAGGAGATTTGATGTCTTTAACGATATTAGCTTCTTCTTCAACATTAGTTTGTGGTAAATCTTCTACTTTTTTAGTTTCAGCATCTGCTAATTCTAATTCTACGTTCTCTCTTTCAACGATTTTACCGTCTTTAGTGATAACTTTCAATAGAGTTTCTTCACCTTCTGAATCTTTAAGTGCTAACTCATGCTCGCCATCTGGAGCTGGTGTTTTAGTTCCATCTTCTGAAACTACGAACAAATCTTCACCTACATCGAATGTAGCTGATTCTACGATTGTTCCATCTTTTAATCTAGCATAAGTGAATGCCACTTCATCTTTACTTAAAAGGGTCATTATCTTATTTAGGACTTGTTTTGCGTTCATAATAAATTTGTTATTTAGTTATTTAACATTGGTTATTTAAAAAGTTGTAATTTTTTTTATGGTGCTGCCGTAGTTGTTGTTGTATTACATACACTTTGTGCACAACTTGCAGCTGGTGCAAGAATACCACAATATGTTCCTGATGATGTAGTTGAAATTAATTCCCAACATCCGTTCTCATATCCTGGCAATCTTGTACTATTTAATGGTGCAATAGTTGGTCTAATTGCTTGACCTGCTGTTAATGTTACACCCGTATCAATTGCTAAAGATGTTTGAGTGCTACCGCCACAAGGTTCTACTATCCAATATTGTAATGGATTTAATGTAGTTGTTGTTGTAGTCGGTGCTGCAGTAGTCGTTGTAGTTGTTGTTCCACCACAAACTCCTAAATTAGTTATTACTGTTTGTGCAGGAACTTCTGCGATAGGAGTAGCGTAGCTACACGTAGTTACAGTTGATGCTGCCGGTACAGAAATGGTTTGTGCACTACCACTACAATTAACAATATAAACATTTCTTGCAGTACTAACATTTGTATTTTGGAATGACCAATTATAGCAAATAGAACCTGAACATATATGTGCTCCTAATATTGCACATCTATTACATTGTTCAGAACTCGTATTAGTGCTACCATATACATAAGTATCTTGATTTACAGCCGTTATAGTAAATGAAGGAGTTACTGCTGATGAACTAACATTTATTGTTTCGCATCTATCAGTTGTAGGGTTATAGTATGTCAATCCTATTACAAATGCATTATTATACCAAGTACTTCCGCTTTCTATTGCTAAATAGCTAGTAGAGCCCGTATCACAACATGCAACTGATTCATAAAAATTATAGATACCAGCAGCCAATGTTGTAGTTGTTGTAGTTGGTGCTGCAGTAGTCGTTGTACTTGTTGTAGTAGTTGTTGGTGCAGCAGTTGTAGTCGTTGTGGTTGTTGTGAAAGTTCCACATTGACTAGTTTGCGATACGCCAGTTACTACAGTACCTTCACCCAATGGTGCAGCAACAACTTGACCAGCTCTTATACAATAAGAACTATTGAAAGTAAATGAACCAGGCGTTGCAGTACTTCCACCTAATGTAGATTGAGTACCATCACATGAAGTATAACCAAACCTAAAGTTTACATTATCATTTGATGTAAATGTAACAGTTGTTTGGTCATAGCAAGCGTTAGCCAGAGTTGTGGTTGTTGTTGTCGGTGCAGCTGTTGTTGTCGTAGTTGTTGTTGGACCTGCGGTTGTTGTTGTTGTACCTCCACCAAATCTAGCTGAATAATATGTGTATATACTATTCAATTCAGATGTAGTTAACGCTCTATTATAGTGTAGATAAGCCATAATAAATCCATTAGCGTATCTATCACCTACTGCATTATCGAATCCAATATTTGCGGTTCCCGTTCCATCTCCACTTCTATTGAAGTTTGATGTTTCAGTTGCAGAACTTGCATTACCATCTAAATAAGTAGTAGCAGTTGTGTTTGGTGAACTATATGTTACAACTTGTGCCCATTGATGCCATTGTGTAATATCTGATGCTGATACTGAAGCCCCAAAGAATGTAGCACCTCCACCTGTTGTATTAAATAGGATTGGTGTAAGTTGTTTAGTTCCACCTAAAAATGCAGCAAGGTATCCATTGTTTCCTCTTAAATTTGGAACACCTGTATCTTTTGAGAATGTTGTATCTACGTTTTTCCAAATTATAACAGTAGATGTATTAGCAGTAAATGTAGCACTATAATCAATTCTTTGAGAACTAGCATTATCTAATCTTAACTCACCACCAAAAGTTGAACTAAAGGTAGGTGAATTTATTAATGTACCATTATTACTATTACCACTAATATCAAATACAGTACTACCTGAACCTGGATAAGATGTTACATTTCCAAAATCATAGATTGCGTATGCACCTGATGGTATTGGATTTGCAGTTGTGGTTGTAGTAGATGTAGTTGATGTAGTCGTTGTTGTAGTACTCGTTGTTGTTGTGGAAGCAGAATAAACTAAAGTAGAACCAAGATATGCTGATTGCACATCCTGGCTACCTACCTTTAATAATATCCCGCTATTTCCTAATTTTATCATATTATACTATTACATATAGTGTTTGTGAATTCGGAGTAATTAATGCGTATTCTGCACTTGTCATTGTTACTATGTTTAACACAGGTTGTAACGATGATGATACAGGCGTTATATTAGTTACTACGTTTCCAGTATATGAGCCTGATTGAACTGAAATCGAACTTGATACTGATAAACTACCTGTTATTTGTGTAGCTCCTCTTAATATATTAGTGTCCGATTTAATTAAAGCAGTTGATGTGTTATTTCCATTATCAGTTAATGATATCTCATCGAAATCATAACCGATGCCCGTATTTACAGAGAATTGTAATTTAGAACCTGCTGATGTAGGTCCTACTACAAATCCCGTATATTTTTGGAAATCTGCGTTAGCATATTCTATTACAAATTGCTGGTCTATATTAGATGTAGCGTAATCTTGTAATGAGAAGTTTGCTGATGTATATGTAGTACCATTTGCTCCCACAAATGGTGCCCAATTGAATAAGTTTACTTGGCTCTCTGCTGATGCAGTTGGTATGTTTGCTCTGAATGAACCTGTCAATGAAGTGCTACCACTTACATTTAATGTTCCTTCTACAAATGTGTTAGAGCCAGAATCGATTAAGAAAGCAGTTTTTCTACTTGCTTCAGCAGTACCCGTACCTACTAAAAATACAGTATCAGCTGTATATGCTCTATTACTATTAATTGCGTTCCATCTACCTACGAATGCTCCACCCCAAGTTGCATCAGTTGCAGCTGCTGCTCTTGTTTGGTTACCATATGCTAATAGTCCTTGTCCGATTAAACCTAAACTATTTACTGAAGAGTTATCTCCATTGAATGAGGCAGATATTACGTTTCCTCCACCTGAATTCATAACGTTAGATATACTTTTTGGTGCGCCTGTAAATGTTGACATTGAGCCCGAATAGTATGCCGTTAGTCCACCAT